TGGTTTTGTTCTGCTCTGTGGTTTTGTTCTGCTCTGTGGTTTTGTTCTGCTCTGTGGTTTTGTTCTGCTCTGTGGTTTTGTTCTGCTCTGTGGTTTTGTTCTGCTCTGTGGTTTTGTTCTGCTAAAGCAGCTTCAATCTTAGGCGTAAGTTTTGGCAGTACATTTGCTAGACGGGATTTTGATGGATTTTTGAGTGCTCCTTGTAGACCAGTTGCCCGTCTCGGCTTTTCTTTTTTGGGATAGGCTAGGTTAGATTCTAATACCACTGATACTACTGCGGCATCGGCTAATTCTTCGGTAGAATGAAGTACCTTTTGCTTATGTTTCGTTGATTTTTGTTCACGTTGGGCTAATTCTAATGCCATTTCTCGAATATTTTGAGGGGATTTTTTAGATTTCATAGCCACTGCTAGTGCTGTACCCTGTGCAGCAGGTGGTAATTTTTCTACAACTGTTGCTACTGCCTCTTTTGCTGCTTCGAGTGCTGCTACTGCCTTTTTTGCTGCTTCGACTGCTTCCGCTACTTGCGATTCTTTACTATTCTGATTTGTAAACATCGATATACCTGCTGCAAGTGTTCCTGCGACAAATATACCAGCGCCTAAAAATAAACCTACTCTATCTCCAGCCGCAGGAGGGGCTGCGGATGGAGGAGGGACTTTTCTAGGGGCTGCGGATGGAGGAGGGAGGCCGTATATTGGGAGTGGCTCGGACTCACCGATGGGCAGCGGTGCCGAAGGGACTTTTCTAGGGGCTGCGGGTGGAGGAGGTTTGGCTAGTCTTTTACGTTCGTGGAATTTTCTTACCTCCTCTGCTTCTTCAGCAGCTCCGGCGTCCGCTAAAACTTGTGCTTTTGCTCTAGCAGCCCCTATCTCGACTAAACGTGCTGTATGCTGGGCGCCCTCTTCCTCATTCCGCGCGATCGCGTCTAGCCTTGCATTTACTGTTGCTACTGTAGCGTCGAGTACTCCTTGAAGTCCCTTTACCTTTTTCTGCCGTGCATTCCAAATAGGCATTAATTCTGCATCACACGGTGGTGGTATAGGAACACATTTACCTTGTGCCGCGAGTGCTGGCGTACATACTTGAAATTCTAAACAATCATCGCCTTTCTGACCCCAGAATTTATCAAGTGGATTTGCCATCTACATCTTATTTTTAATTTAATCTAAAGAGGACATGCTCCTACAAATTAAGTATGTCACCATCGGAATGGGGACCCAAAGTTTGGTATTTGCTACACAGGGTGGCATTTTTTAGCAACCGCACTGATATACCGGGTGCGTGGAAAAATGTTATCCAACAGTTGTCCATGACCATGCCGTGTTCACTATGTAGAACTCATATGCAAACGTATTGTAAGCAAGTGCCGCTCGGTTTCCCCAGTGGGGCTTCCGGGGCTGTGATTCGTGATACAATTGTAAATTGGCTCTTTCATTTTCATAATAGCGTCAATTCGCGTAAAGGGGTTGACTCGTTCGACTACGAATTTTTACGACCCTTTTATGGACTCGGTATTCACGCAGATGCTGTCATTGATGGACGACGTGTTCTAAAAGAGATTGAAGAGATGTGGATTGATGTCCCGCATATTCTTTTTGGTAATTCGGTTCGCCATTTACTTGGTCTTATTGGCGGCGGCGAATTAGGCTAGAGAAGTAGCCTAAAACGGAGCATGGTTTCAGTAGGTAATGGACCAAGCCAGTGTCTGTATTATAGGAGCATGTCGCGATATAGAACCCTATATACATAGTGTTCTGGAAAATATAACAACCATATCTTCCTGGTGGGCATCATCGAAAATAGTTATTTTTGAGAATGACTCTAAAGATACTACACCGACACTGTTACACGACTGGATTTCTTTATCCAATAATCGCATCTTGGTTCAAGAATCTAATCTTGATGCTGTATATCCTTTACGAACGGCACGACTGGCATATATTCGTAATAAATTATTGAAATATGTTACACCTTCATTTGATTATATGTTAATGATTGACATGGATGACATATTTAATTGGCCCGTTAAAAAGGAGTCGTTTGATTCCTGTTTCAGCATCGAAAATTGGGATGTTATTACGGCAAATTCAAACTATTGTAAGACGTGGCATCGTAATGGTTATTATGATATATGGGCTTTAAGAGTGCCAAACGTCATTGAGTTCGATTGCTGGGCAGAACATCATATACTAATGCATAAGGGCTATTCTCATGAGGCAGCCCTACAAAAGATTGGTTTTAATCACATGGATTATATGAATACGATAAAAGTACCGATAAATGTTAACAGTGCTTTTAATGGTGCGATGATATGTAAGGTTTCATTTATAAAGCCGTGTTGTGAATTTATTGGTCTCGAACCAACACATGGCAATGGAATGGTCTGCGAACATGTTAGTTTTCAGTCCTGTTTACGTAGCCACGGGGCTCGTATTGTATATAATCCGGATTTTATCATCTAAATTAGGCTACACAGACAACTGGTGTTGGGTCCTCTTTTGGCTCGGGTGCTGTTGCAGCCACGATATTTAGAATGTCGGGTGGTATACCTGAACTACATACGTCTAGTAAGTGCCAGTAGCCGATGCCGAATCCTGTACCCAGTAAGATACCTAGTATAGAGCCCATCCATGTTTCGCATCCTGTGAAACCGCGCAACATGATGAGGGCGAAAAAGAAGACCGATAACATGATGACGCTCATTGAGAAGGCGATACGAGTATCGACTTTCTTGGAATCCGCGCCCTTGGATACTGGTCGTAAGGCAACTTGAACTGCATTATAGAAGACGAAGACTACAAAATAGGTGGTAGAAGAGAACCACATCGATGGTGAAACAATAATTTTTTCAGACCCTTTTGTAAACTCTGGCAACACCGAACATGTTGCCGAAGTCGGCTGCCAGATTTGTGGCTCTGATGGAAAGATTAATCCTAATAATTCCTGTAAGAGACCGGTGGCAGCGGCATTCAGAACGAAGCCCAGTGAAACCCATAGCATGGGCAAATTGCCCTGAATGGCGCCTAAAACAAAAGAGGCAATAAAGAGCGTATTCGGTAAATTATTATAGGTTGTTAGCGTAAATTCGCGTAAACGCATGGTAACGTCTGTTGCTGTATGTAGACCCGTTGACAGAGCCATCCTCCCTACTCTTTCTTACAAACATAAATCGGCTTTCCGTCGGGCGCCGTATCCCTGATAAGCGGTACATTCATCAGGTTCGTTAGCGTGCGGCCCGATAGGAATGCGATTAGTTTTTCTGCGGTGAAGCCAAAAAGCAGACCGAACAAGGCTGCGATGATGACTGACAAAAATGTATCACAGCCTGTTCCTATACGGAAGATGGCAAACATGGCCGATAAGAGGGCCATTATGATGGCACCGGAGAAGACCGCTGCGCGCTTCTGTGGCATCTTCTCGAGTTCTTTTTCATAGGTTTGTGTCATTGCGAACATATAGCCGAAAAGCGTTCCGAAGAACATGATGTAGTAACTTGGGAAACTGACACTTAATGTTTTCAACGTGCCTTCAGATAATAAAGTTGCTGTGGCGCGTTCGTAACTGATTCCGGGAAAATGACCAGAGCAGCGCGCCACATCTTTCGCTGCCTCATTTAGTCCTGGTATCGCTCTCGTCAGAAAGGCTGCTATGCCCGCATGGACAAATTCAAGTGAGAAAAGTGAGACGCCCAACAGAGCCAACGGAACGCTCTGTAAAAGTAAGGCGAATAGTACAATTCCGCCGAGAATTGTGTCGGGCATATAGTTTAAGTTAAATAAGATACCCTTTCCTGTAAATCTAGTTAAAGCGGTAACGCGATCTATAATTATCTGGAAGTCAGACATCCACCTGCTATGGGTATACCTTCTTTCTATAGACATTTAGTTAAAAAGAATCCGACATTAATAAAAGAAAAAGGAACTGGTAAAACGACCGTACTGGCACTCGACTTAAACTGTGCTATCTACCACTGCTTGGCAAAACTACAAAAGAAAACTCCGTATACCGTTGGTGCTCATTCACAATTTGAGGAGGCACTGATAAAATCTGTTATTGTATATATTGTTAAGTTGCGAGACCATGTCCAGCCTACAGGTGTTCTGTATATTGCTGTAGATGGTGTCGTACCTATGGCGAAAATAAGGCAGCAACGTATGCGCCGCTTCAAATCCGTTTGGGTCGGCGCAGAAGAGGCAAAAATTAAGGGCTCTACGGGCGTATCCTGGGACCGTAATGCTATCACACCTGGAACCGTGTTCATGGATAAATTATCACGGGCTTTACGGGCGTGGGCTTCTGGTCAAAAAAATACAATCGTATCTGATGTCTATGAAACGGGCGAAGGTGAGCAGAAAATTATGGCCTATCTGCGGTCTGCTGGCTGCTATGAGGCCGGAACCGAAATCGTTGTCTACGGTCTGGATGCGGACTTGATTGTTCTCTGCCTCTGGCATCACGAGCAATTCGGTTGGTCATTTCGATTGTTACGCGAGGATGTTGAGATGAAGGGTGGCGTCAAGATGAATGCGTTTGGAGAAGAGCAACTGTTGTACTTTGATATTGACCAATGTGGCGATATTATTAAGGGTAAGTGGAATGTAACGTTGCGGGACTATATGGGGGCAATGTCGTTTCTGGGCAACGATTTTGTGCCGCACGGACTGACTCTCTGTATTCGTGACGACGGTATTGACCTATTAATGGAACTGTTACGGGACATACCTGGGGAACTCGTTGTTGTTTCAGAGAATGGTTATACCTACAATGCCGAAAAGTTGGGCCTGGTTTTAAAAGCGATTGCTTCGGATGAAGAGTCGCACATACGGCACGGTCTTATAAAGAAACTAAAAATGAATGGCTATGTTAGTCGAGAGGCGGTCTCTAATGAGGAGAAGGCTCTTGCTATCTTCAATGCGCTGCCTTTGACCTGGAAGGTCGAACGGAGTATGATGGCACGTGGAGAGGAGGGTTGGGCTTTGAAAGAGGATTGGGCTTCGGCATACTATCGTGACTTCATGTGGTCATGTGCGCCCGCTGATGCGGTAAAACAGTGGTTTACTGGTATCCAGTGGGTTCTCGACTACTATACGGGAACTCGGGCAGTTGACATGTACTGGTATTATCCATGGTATCTACCACCCTTGTTTAGTGATATCGCTAAACAGGCTTTTGTTTGCGCTGGTTCTTTGGCGGGGCCGAATGCCATTGCGCCTTTAGAGCAACTCATCATGGTATTGCCTATAGAATCCTATGGGCTTTTACCTAGGACCGCGCGCCGGTTACCTTTTTTGAGGCCCGAATTCTACCCTACGACGTGGAACTTCTTTAGTTGTGGTCGACGCCAACTATGGGAGTGTGAGCCGATGATTCCGATGCTACCCTACGAAATCGTGAAAAAAATGACTCGACAAGATAACCCGGTTCTTTGTTAAAATGGCTCTACGTATTGACTATATTGGTGCCTCTTGGTGTAAGGTATGTATTGTAGTAAAGCCGGAACTGGAATTGATAGCACGGTCTTTTAATGTGCCTATTTCGGTTATGGATGCCGATGAGATTGAGGATGATAGCGTTACCAAGGTTCCGACTCTGCGAGTCTTTAAGGATGATAAACTTGTTTTGGAAATTGTTACGAAACACGTCGATGGTCTCAAGTCCTTACTTCAGACGATGGGAACGCTCGTTGTTACCGACGACTTTTAGTTTTCTTTCTGTACATGGGTGTAATTTCTAATCGTTTTTTACGTCCGTTGGTCATTGTAATAATAACTGTCTGGTATCGGAAGATAGAATAATCAAATAACGGGGCTCCGTCAACTGTTTCCAGTAAGGCCCACTCGTTTCTACTAATTCCTATTTTATTGAGAAATTGTCCCATAAATTTTATTTTTTTAATATCTTCTATGTGTATCGAAAACTCGGTGGTGTTTAGCCGGACACGTACAAAATTTTTGGAGGAACACGTTCCCATTCTACACTACAAATATAAAACTATTTTAGATGGTATCTCTCGTATCCCTAAAATGGTTTTTTCTCATTAACGGGTCCGTCCTCTTGGTTGGCACGGGACAATATTACTTGCTACAATATTTTGAAAATCACCTGTTGGCATTAATATCGATGATGTTCGTTAAAAATTATGTTAGTTATACTGTAATCAATAGTGCAACGGTTGGACGTGATTTTATTACTAAAGGTGAGCGTAAACAGAAATTTGAAATTGGTAATTTTACTAAAACAAGTCTAATTGAATCAGCCAGTTACTATTATGCTTCGCAAATTGCCTACCCGACTACAAGTGTTCCTTTCGATATTATCATGCTTATTCCCATGTCGTTCCTATTTGAACTCGTTTTTGATTTTTTCCATTATTGGGCCCATAGAGGTGCCCACGCAACTAGTGCTTTTTATAGAATAGTTCATTCCAAGCATCATGAGCATTCGCTCGTAAGTGCTGCCACAACCTATAATCATAATGCATTGGACCTACTTTTGACGAATTTTTTGCCGGTTGTTTTGGCTACAAGTATAGTCCCTCTTTCCGATTATACCACTATTCTGGTATTCTGGTACAAATCAATTGTCGAAGTTGCTGGGCATACAGGTAAAGATACATCTAGTTCTTTTATTCAATGTATCTGGTTGCCAAAAGCACTAGGTATAGAACTGTATTCCCGAAACCATAATTTACACCATATTAAAGCCCGATACAATTTTGCGAAGCGCTTCTCCATTTGGGATAAATTATTTGGAACCTATCATCAAGGAACAATCCATGAACGTCCTGTTTAACGCTGCTGGTCATATACCGATTTCACTCGGTTTTAACTGCCATGTTTCCATGTTTATTGAACGACTTGGTCGTATGGATAATTGCTTTTATGAACGCCAAATCTTTGATTGGCTCGGCACACCGATGTGGGGTATCTATGAATTAGTTAAGAATGATTTTAATAGTTTTTTATCTGATATTTCTGTTCGCTCTCGCTACACTTATAAAAAGGAGGCGTATCCCGTAAATACTAAATATGATATTAGTTTTTTACATGATTTTGGTGTTAACGTAAAAACAATTCCTCCTAATGTGATGTCAATGGCTGCCGAACGCTATGGACGGCGCATAGAGAGAATACGCTCTTTGCTTTCTGGACAACAAAAGTTACTTTTTATACGATTAGAACGCGATCCAAGTGATAAACTTGTATACCCAGAATCGGCTGAATCGATACGGGGTGAATCAGAGTCGATGGTCTTATTTGCGGACTTGATAAAAGCGAAGGGTCTGGTCTATACAATTGTCTACATGACTTTTTCGGAACCAACTAGATTTGATGCAGAGCGGCGAATCTGTTATGTAAATTTTCCAAAAATAGATCCAATTATCAATTTCACTAACGACCGTATTATGCAAATTATCAAGGCTAACACAAAATTTATCAAGGAATGCGTTGCGTTACAGGTTTAAACCAAAGAAATATGACTATACTAATGGGAAACGTTCCTAGTCACCACCAGCGAATTTGGAATGAACTTTCGGCAATCGAAAGTGATACTACACGACTTAAAATGGTTGAAACTCTTTTACTTGCTCCAGAATACATACAATCGTTAAAACGCATAGGTCTCTATGGAGATATCATTGCCTGGGTGTCGGCTATCAAACGCGACCAATGGGCGGGTTGGCCGAATTATCTACCTCCGGCGGCGGCTCCGCAGAGACCCAAAGTTGCTCCTTCTAGTCGCGAGACTGTCAGTAATGCTATAACAAAGATGGCGCCTGGTCGAAAGGCGATGGATTTTCTACACGAGGCCTATGATAGACTTGGTCTCTCGGATGACGAACCCTTGACTCTCGAAGGGCTAAAGGCGGCATATAAACGGCGGGCTATCGCTGTCCACCCCGATAAGCCTGGTGGTAACGCTGAAGATTTTGATGCGCTAACAAAGTCTTACTTGTATTTGCAGGAAGTCTATAACAAACTCATACCAAAAGCGGCGCGTTCGGATACGGCTGTACCTGTTACGATGGCTCAAGCAAAAAAGTATCGCAACGACCCGTCGATACCTGTATATGATGATGGTAGCGCTGGTATATCGCTTGTTGTGCGCGACCCTGATACGCCTGTCAGTCGAGGGCCTGCTCCTGCTCCTGCTCCTACGACTGCTCCTGTTATGTTGAATCCAAAAAAACTTGATATGAATGTGTTTAACCAATTATTTGAGCAGAATAGGTTGCCCGACCCTGAACGCGACGACGGATACGGTGATTGGTTACAAAGTCAGGAGGAGGCTATTAAGAGTAAGGGAGCGCAGGGGGCGCTGCGTGGTAAGTTTAACCTCGATGTGTTCAATAAGGCGTTTGAATCTGATGCGGCCGAGGTGCGACCAAAAACGGGGCTCGTCAAATATAATTCACCTGATGCTCTTATCTTGAGTCCAACTGCGGTTGTTCTTGGTGGTGATAAACCTTCGGAATACACTTCACCCGCTGGGGCGGGTCTCCAGTATACAGATTTGAAAGCAGCCTACTCAAGTCGCACTACATTTTCACAAGATGTAGCGGATGTTCGTGTTGCTAACAAATCTATAGCACAAGCCAAGGCAGAAAGAGAAAAAGACCCCGGCCCGGCCTCTGCCGATGAGCAGAGGCATTTGGAGGAACTACGAATCCGTACAGAGCAGATAGAACGGGCGCGCGTTATGCGCTTGGCTGCACGTGATACGGATGGAGCCTTGTATGAGGAGCGTATGCGACAGAGACTTCTTATTACTGAAAAAAAGTAGTTGCGATTTATTGTATTTGTTAAAATAGTGTAGGTCAGTAGGATGTCTACCGACCCATATTATTTATTTGGGGCCGTTTTAGGAATTGGTGTTGCCGTTTATTTATCACGAAGCGGTGTGAGTCAATTCGTTGCCGAGAATTTTGTTGGAGGAATGCTGACTACGAAACCAATTCTTTGGTTTGTTGTCGATGATTACGGGGTCAATCATCGCAAGTGGGCCGATTTTGGGGCCCGTAACAGTCGCGAACTTAATCTTGGCTTTCTAAATATTACCCGCAGTAAGTGTGCTAAAACGCAGGGAGGTGATTTTGAAATACGCGAACTTTTAGGGCGGAAGGCTGTGTCTGAACTTATATATTCGATGAGAGGACGGGTTCCGCAGGGTGTTGAGGAGGCTCCGCCCAAGATATGGAAGGCGTGGTCTAGAGCGGCTATTCTAACCTATGCGGGTGGTCTCTACTTCGACGGTTTTGGTCTCTGCCTTGGGCCGTCGTTTGCTACAGTGATAGCCGGTAAAGATGACGCTATCTTCGGTACAGACCACGATGAAACGCACGTTACATCTGTGGCTCCCCCTGGGTCTTATGCTGGCTGGTCTTCAGGTGTTGGACACCTTGGCTGGTCGCGTCTGGCCACTACAATGACCGATTTGATTGAAGCCGGTCAAACCGCTTGGACGGCGGCTATCGCTCGTGGACAGATTGCTGAAACCACAGTTAAGTCAGTTTTGCCCGTTGTATCTGTTATGCGTAATGTCGAATGGTGTCGTCGCGAGGATGGACGGCCACTGGAACTAGAGGATATTCTTGGGCGCTCTAGTCTTGATGTACCTACGGACGCCGTATTTGTGTGCCTGGACCAGGAGCGGTTAGAGCGTGATTATACCTATACGTGGTTCCTGCGTATGTCGCCTGAACAGATTCTTGCGTCCGAATCTACCTTCGTATGGGCTTCTGTGGCGAGAAGATAATCTCCGCACTATATAATGAGCGACGGACGGGTTAGTCTCGGCACCTTCTTTGTTTTTTCAGGGCTCGGTCTCCTCTTGGTATTGCGTGGACAGCCCAATGATGCCTACGCCGGTATTTTAGTTTTTATGATAGCACTTTTACAACTCTTTGAATATGGTGTCTGGGCCGACTTGGGCTGTAATCCCGGCCAATCGAATACAAAGGCCTCTAAAGGTGCCTATTTGCTACTCTGGCTAATGCCGGCTGTCCTGTGTATTTCGGGCGCCTACTTGGGTTCAAATCTAGTTGCTGACCCCAGTTCTCGGAACCTGCTTTTGGGAGCAGGTTTTATGTTCTTCGCCCTCTTTTTATCACTGGCCTCTTTGACCTATTCTGATAGTTCGAATTGGTGCTCGGCACCTGGTTCTATCTGGCAACCTATCTGGTATTTTCAAAATGAGAAGGTTCCTATGCGAATAAACATGATGTGGTTACTCGGAATGGTTCTGCCTACGATTTTGGTTGACCCTGCCTTTTTAGGGACTGGTACATTGGTCTTGGCGGGTGGAGCCTATTTTGCTGGACGCTATGCGGATCCTCTGGCCATCGGCGAATGGCTCTCGGTCACGTCCCTTTTGGCGAATTCGATTGCAGTATGGGCTTTAGCCGTACCCAGAGTGCGTGAGGCCCTGTATGGACCAGGTGTTGCGTATTAAATTCGTAGGTAAATTATCTACAAAGAAAAATGCAATATAGTACTGTTACTCATTTTATAGATCCGAAACAATACGAATATATTGTTTCGATTGGTAGTAAATGCCCCACGCGAATGATACTAAAAGATTTAGGTATTTATAAAGAATCATTTCCGTTTGATTCCGTTAAGACTACGCCCGAATTAATACTCAAATATCTGAAAAATAACGAAGACTTTTTTCCCAAGAAGGGCTGTCGCGTCACCGACGATGGACTCGAATTTGACTATTTTAATGTAAACGAACTATACGAAGAAACAATCGCTACTTTTAATCGGCGCTTCAACCGTCTCTATTCTGCATTAGAGAGTAAGAAGAGAATTCTTTTTTGTTATACTAGTGAACGCGATTTGTATAACGACGCCGATAGTCGGAATAAAGATAACTATTTATTCTTAGAGCAAATTCGCACCTATTTAATTGAGAAATACATGTATACCGATTTTACAATTCTTGCAATTCATACTAATAAATACTACGCTGACAGTTTTAATATAATAAATTACACTGTTAATGTGGATAAAATATATTTAACAGAGGATGCTGATGTACATGGATTTTCTACACAGTATAGGGCTACTCTTACAGAATTGATGCGTCGAATTTTTAGATTAGAGGGTTAATGAAATTCTGCCGTATACTGCGCCTGAAAACAACGCTTATGAAAGTCAACTTGACCTTGATGAGTTGTAACTACGATACCCTCTTCTACGGCTAGCATAGGATATAGAATTGCACGTCTACCGTCCTTTGTTAGAGTCCAGTCTGGACTAAAATGTACAAGGGCTTTGTCTATTAGCGTGGCTTCCGCATAGCCCTGTGTATATTTATCGACAAGTTTCTGTGCCGATGCCCTTGATAACATGTACATTTGTGAGCCCCAAATATCTTCTGGAAATTGATGGAAGGTGAAATTCAGGCCGAATTCGGAAAATTCATGACCCGCTGGACGAATTTCGACCGGCTTGAACGGAAGGAGGTAGCCTAGGAGAAGAATTTCTAGATTGCGACGTTTAAATTGAGCCTCAATTTCTGGCATATATGTCTTCAGACCTGTACGAATAAAAATATCGTCCTCACAGAAGACGCCGAATTCGGCTGTGGAATTTAGGAATTTATTTATCATGTCCAGGTGGTTGAACATAATTGCCCAATTTCGGCGAATTTCAGGCGACGCCTTCTGAATTCTCGAATCATGGAACTCAACCGGCTCTACGAATTCCAATTCTATTCCTTCTTCTGTGAAACGCCGGCGCATGTTCGCTTCTCTGACAGGATTATAAAAGGAAAAGGTATAGAATTTTGTTGCCATCTTTGCTATTTATACAGGAGGCTCATTTTAGGTAGGGCTCGCCCTTGGTCTAAAGGTTTCTGTATAGTTAAACTCTAGAATGCTTTTGGACTCGGCTTTGGGTCAGGAACACATAGTTGAATATTTAAAAGACCACATCAAGAAGCCATTTCATCTTATGTTTTTGGGGCCTCCTGGAACGGGTAAAACCTTTATATCACGTCTCTTTATCAAGGATTATCTGGATTCTATGGGTATTGCACCGAAGGACCGTGATATCTATGTATTACAATTGAAGTCTACTGATGACCGCGGTATTGCTATGGTTCGCAATCGATTGGCTGAATTTGTTAAGAGGGTAAGACCGAATAAGGAGGCGGTGGCTTGGGTCTGGCTCGACGACGCAGATTCACTGCCTATAGTCTCACAGCAGGCGCTGCGCCGCATCTTGGAGCGCTATGAGGCGCATGCACGCTTTCTTTTCTGTGCGACTGGACCAGAGCCATTTATCGAGCCGCTTCAATCGCGGTGCACAATTTTGCAATTCTTGCCTGTAAATTTAATTCGCCATGGCTCCGAAATTCTTAAGCGGCAGAATTCCAATTTGCGACTGAGTCCTGAGGCCATGAGTTGGTTAATTTCCATGTCTCTTGGCAATGCCCGTCTCTATCAGCATTATTTGCAGACTCTGTGTGTATCTGTCGGTACAAAGAATGTAATTGAGGCGACCGAGGCGCAGAGCATTGTAAATACTCCACCGGTTGAATTGTTGCGAGACCTGGGCTATGCCTCTCTGGCCAACGATAGAACGGGTGTTGTGCGAAATTTTCTAAAACTCTGGTCAGCGGGATACAGTTTTGAAGATATTATTGCTTTTCTGGAGACAATTTGTAAAACCTATTCGTTTTATTTACCTGAAGACGCGCAGCGAATTTACGCTCTCTGCGGCGAAGGACATGTGGCAATGATTCTTAATCGAATTTCGTTTCTGGATGCGCTTGTCGTCTTAACTGGCGGCTCTGTTACAAATTTATAAAAGTCTAGTAGGGATGAAGTGTCCACCTGGACAATATTATGATAAGGACGCAAAAAAGTGTCTACTAAATGAAATTTTGCCTGGAGCCAAAGGTAAATCACAGTCTCCTTGTCGTGAAGGAGAAGCATGGCTTCCAGCGGTAAGACGCTGTATACGTAAAAATGTGTATGCGGCAGACTATGGTGAAAAGGCTGTACGGGCGGCATCGGCGGAGCAGAAGCGGCTACGAAAGGGGCGCGCCCCCGTTGCTGCTGTTCCTGTTGCTGCTGCTCCTGTTGCTGCTCCTGTTGCTGCTCCTGCCGCTCCTGCTGTGCGCAGGAGAGCCTCGCCTGTTCATATTGTGGTGCCCAAAGCAGCCGCTTCTGCCGCACGTATGGAGAAACTTAAAATTGAAACAAAAGAACCACGCGAAAATGCTACTATGCCTCCCGGTTTGAACCGCGCAGAAATGGTCGAATGGTTAACCCGTCATTGCCATAATACCGAAGACCCCGTTAGCCTTGAATCCTTTGCTGAAATAGATTTGAAGGATTTGCGGTCACTTGTTCGACTCGGCTCTGGATTCTGCTATACTGTCGATGGATTAGATGACCATATTAAATCAAGTCTAGAGCGCGATGTACCTGTCAAGAATATGCTGAATCCTTCGTATCGATTAACAGCGCGTGACTACGGGGCCATAAAGAAGCAAGGACGGGCTATACGCAAGACCTATAAATTACCCAAACGGATAACAGAATTACCAGCCGAACATTATAAACTCTATATTGGTGTTATAGGCGAACCTGAATATAAATACGTATTCTTATACGACGAGCGCAAAACGATACCGGTTCCTGGTGGTTATGTTGATTATGGTCCGGCTGTTCCTGAAGGTGGTTGGCTAGGATATATTCCTTCTGCTGGAACGACGACTTTGGAGAAGTTAATAAAGAAGGCCTTTCGCGTTGGGCGGCTCTTTAATAAGGTGACAAAGCCATTTGGCTGCTGTCGTGTTCACGTTAAGAAGGGAAAAGAGTATTGGTCAACTGGTGCAGAGGCCAAGATAAAGGCCATGGAAGACGAATTACGTGACATCTTATGAAAAAATTGAAGAGTGGGTTGGCAATAAATACAGAGTCAGAGTCCCTCGTATCATAATCAGCAAAGAACTGATTAAAATGCCCAGCCACCAGCGTATCGCCAAGGAGCCCTCGACCGCGATGAACGCCTTCCAGCGACTTATTGCGGAGCGCAAGGCCGTCGCCCACGCCCTCTGCAGCGTAGCCAAGACGGCCAAGAAGGAGAAGGAACTGGCCTCAAAGGCCGTCCGCTTCGACTGGGCTCATGCGCGGCCCGAGGAGCGCGCTGCCTGGACCAAGGCCAAGGAGATGCGCCTGACGAAGCGGTTCGCCGATTAACAACGGTCTTTACGAAGTAAAATAAAAACATAAAGAAACACTTTATATTTTTATATTTTCTATTTTTACAACTGTACAAACGGGTATATAATTTTACAACGAATAAAACTTA